GATGACATCGCCCCAGTCGCACCCTCACCAATAAGAGCCATCGCTGCCGCGCCTTCGCCCGCCAGCGTACCGCATGCTGTAGTTGCTGCTACCGTCGCGGGAACAAGCGATGTAGTGATGGCAGTACCAGCTACTCCTGCTGCCGTTGTTATCGCGGTTTGTGCGCCTGACGCAGCTTTACTGATTCCCTTGCTCCCACTAAACAAGCCGATGACGTTGTTGAACGTATCGGTGAGCGACTTCCATCCACCCTTCGTGAAGAAGTCACGGATGTCGGTAATCGCAGTCTTGAAGGTCTTCATCGACTGCCATGCCGTATCAATCTTGGCGATCACCGTGCCGATCTTTTTCGCTACTCCCTCAAACGACGGCCCTGCAATCGTTGCCATATTCGTGAACGATTGACTCAAGGCTTTAACGCTCTCAAAGAGATTTCCCTGTGCGACATCTGCGGTTNTGTATTGCCCAGTCAATCGCNCCAAGATGGGATCAAGGCCACCGGGGCCTAGCATCTCGCNAAGCCTTTCTGCTTCGTTGGCGAGTTGCTGAAATTGCCAACTGGTAGAATCAGTTCGTACTGAGAGCAATTGATACTTCGTCAGCAAGTCTTCGGCTTGCTGCCTGAGTGGAGCCAGATCGATTGCATCGGTGATTGATCTAAATCGTTTCTGCGCGTCGGTGTCTGTATCGGTAGCCTTCGCCAAAGTCGCGTGCGAGTTCGCCATCTCCAAGAACATACCGCTCAACTCGATGCCTTCCTTCTTTAGCTTGGCGAAAATCTCTGCGAATATCTCGGTCTGTACGGCAGACAGATCGGTGGCCTTAGTCGCCCCTTCAAAGGCTGCAATGGTCGCCTCCAGTTCTTGCTTGAGATCGACCTGCATGACCTTATCCATGACCGCTTGCACACGCTTCAAGCTCTCGGCGTTTTCATCCTCGACGCGAATGCCTTCTTTCCATGCCTCGACTAACTTGAGTTCGGTTTCTGTAAGTGCATCTCCGCGCTGTGCTAGCTTGTCAAACTCCGCAGCTATGTTATCCAAGGCGCGACCTACATCATCGCCTTCATCTGTCATCAATCGGAATGTGCTTCGCACATCTTCCAGATCGCCAAGGAGAGCTTGATCGGTGACCTTGTTCCAAAGCTCCTGCGCCGCAGCCGAAAGAATGTTCCACCCGCCAGCAGCCTGACGCGCAGCCTTCTTCGATGCTTTCAGTTCTTCTTCGGCTTTCTTTGCTGCTGCTGCTTGCTCCTTAAAAACTTCAACAACCTTTTTGAGTGAACCCGTCAATGGCGAGCCTGTTGCCTCTAGTTCAATCGCTTGCTGAATGATCGCTTGAATAGCTTTCGCATTCTTCCTCAACTCAGGATCGCTACTTGCAGCGCGTTCACCGAGTTCCTTGACAGTTTCAGCAGCACTTTTCCCTGAGTCTTGTAGTTCCGTGAGCTTCAGCATTAACCCGAACGTGCTGGTCGATGCAATATCAATTCCCTTGGCAGACTTGCGATACGCCTTCTCTGTCTTCACCGCCCACGTCTTCGCTTCATTGGCAGCAGTCTTCAACTCGTCAGCAAACTCACTAACCTTATCGAACGCACCCTTGACGACATTTGCAAATCCTTTAACCACTCGATTGAGAGGTTCAAATTGAGTGACGAAATCTTTGATCTTTCCTACAGTCCACGTAATCCCTTCAGCCACTAACCTAAATGCATTGGCTATGCGTTGCCCAAGCAAGCGTGCCAGAGAGATCCCGATACTAATCAGGTCGCCCCAATAACTGAACAAACTATGCGATCCACCTGTTACAACTTTGATGGCTTTATTGAGCAGCAGGATTCCACCGACAACGGCTGCGATGATTGCGGTCACGGGATTAAAGACCGCCCCGATTCTCGCGCCAATCTTTACGAAGAACATTCCAGCTTTCGCTGCGCCTGATGCTCGCACCGCCAAGTTTCCGAACACCATTGAGCCTTTTCCAATCGCGGTGAAGACCGGGCCGAGTCCTCGACCCATTACGCCAAAGATGGTGACCAAGGGGCCAGCAACGAGCAGCAGACCACCAAGCGCGATGGTGGTCTGTTGAATTGGCTGAGGCAATGCAGCGAACGCTGGCACAGTGACGTTCACGATATAGCCTGACATCGCAGTCAGGTTGTTAAGGAGTCCGGTCATGGCGGGTGCTAGCTGTGCGCCAATCGCAATCTTCACGCCTTCCATCGCGCTCTTGAATAGAACCCACTTGCCCATCAATCCTTCAAGTTGCACCTTGGCGATATGTTCAGCGGTGCCACCAGAATCTTCTAGCGACTCGGTCATTGTGATGAGCGCGTCACTGCCTCGCTCTAGCAATGCAGCCATCGCAGGGCCAGCACGCTGTCCGAATAGCTGCATGATCTCGCCCGTGCTGAGTCCTCGTTCTTCAAGCTGCTTCAGGATGTCAGCCATCGGCAGCAGTTGCTTATTGGAATCCATNGTGACGATGCCCATGTTCTTCAACTGCTTCGCCACTGCTGGCACGGCTCCTGAGAGTCTCGCAATCGCACCACGCAAGGCCGTGCCACCCATCGTGCCTTGGAACCCTGCGTCTGCCATCAAGGACAACGCTGCTGCGGTTTCCTCAAACTGCAACCCGGCAACGTTCGCCACAGGGCCAGCCATCTTAAAGGCTTCACCAAGACCGATGAGATCAGTATTGGATGTGGTGAAGGCTTTCGCCAGCACATCATTCATGTGCGCGACTTGTTCAATCTCCAGCCCGTACCCACGCATGATCTTGGCAGTGATACTTGCAGCGTCACCCACGGATAGCGACCCAGCAGCAGCAAGCTGAAGTGCGCCCGGCATGGCACCGATGATCTCGTTAACCTTGAATCCCGCCAACCCGAACGCACCCATCGCTTCGGCTGCTTGCACAGCCGAGAATACGGTCGTGCGTCCAAGTGTTTCGGCTTGTGTTTCGAGGGCTTTGAAGTCCTTGCCGGTTGCGCCCGTTACCGCACGCACCTTATTCATGCCCTGCTCAAACTGAGCAAAGGTTTTCACCGCTGCGCCAGCGAGTAATGCCAATGGCAGGGTCAATGCCATCGACATCATCATGCCGGTGGCTTGCATCGATGCGCCGACCTTTGACATGGTCGCGCCCATCGCCGTCATCTTTGTGCCGAACTTATGTGCAGCCTGACCCGCAACCTTTAACGGGCCAGTCATCCGGTCTTGCAGAATGAGTGAAGCGCGAATGGTGCCTACGCTGACAGCCATGTTGCAGTCTTAGCGACGGCGACGGTTCGCCCGTGCGTGTTCTCGCGCCTCATCGCGGAGAAGTTTATACAGCGGATCAAGATACCCGGCTGGTAATGCCATCAGATCGGAATAACTCCAGTTCATACGCTTCATGATCGTGAGGTCGTTCGTCGCTTGCGCTTGGTAGGTTTTGCTTTTTTTGACAAACCACCAGTCTCGATATGGACTTCCACGGCATCATCAATCAAGTCGAACAGCGTCTTGTGGAAACTGCCGATCACCTCTCGACTAATGTCGAGTTTGTTCGCCTTCTCGTCAGCTAGCGACCACCCAGTGAGATAGGCCAACAGTCGAGCGAAACTATATTCTGTCCAGTCGAATTTGGCTGATGGATCAGACGTTGCGCCATCGGCTGCTTTTCGTACTTCAGCCGTGACATTCGACACGGTGCGGAGCATGGCGCGTTCCTCGCCAATCGTCAGTTCGGATTTGACTTCAATCCATAACGGATGCACCTCGCCGTTCGGGGCATTCCAGTCAAGGTCGATACGAGTTACATCTGGTGCGACAAACCACGGATTCGCATTACTCATTGGGTTCCTCTGGTGATGATGGGTTGATGTTCTAGCTCTAGGTCGATGGAGCCATTGATCACTTCAGGGCGTACGTTCTTCCATGTCCAGCGCGACGAACCAAACTCCAGTATCAGGTCGAGTGGGCGTTTCGATGCCCACGGCTCAACTGCTGTCTTGACTTTGGCAGAGATGCGGAACCGATGGCCTTCTGAACCGACCACCGGTTCGCAACTCCAACCTGTTAAGAGAGCAGCAACCTGATAGGAGTAATTAAGCTGACCGGAATGACCAGTCGCTCTCATAGGAATCTAGCCACATGAACTTGCGCGACTCAGTGTGCCAGCCGATTGCAGCGAAATCGGCGCATCGAGAAGATCGCCCACGCTGCCACCGAGTGGATTGTAGCTTTCCAACACAGCGATCCCTGAATAGATCGGGTTCGTCACCGTGCTGCAAATATTCTGAGGGCGCACCTCCACGCAAACTGTCGTACCGACAACGGAAAACAATGTTGCGTCAACCGCAGCAGCAGCGTAGTCCTGATGGAACGTAACATCGACGCTCCAGTCCTTCAGACCGCCTTTTCGGATGCGCGTATCGTCACCCATAGCGGTTTCGTCCTGTGTCTCGCTGGCATAGTTAAGCGCAACCTCTGATGCGTGTGCGCTCAAGTCCACGCCCTTAATTTC